CGTATGAGCTTGCCAGCCTCAGGATCTCTTAGATCCTTCATATTCACAAGATATGGATCAACAACTAACATATCATTGATCGCTTTTCTTACGTTTGCTATATGAGAATTGAAGAGCCAATCCAAAACTCCTTGTAGACCCTTCAAAACCTCCACTCTCGATATTGGAGTCGGAGAATATCCATCAAATTCTGGAGCCGTAACGACAATCGGGTATAGATTGTGATTCAATCCAAGTGGCTTGGCGCGGATCACGATTTCATCACTAGCAAGACTAAACAGCCATTTCTCCGGCTTCTCCTCATCATCTATCTTCCATTCCTTTGGAATGAGAGTAATATACATGTTAACGGTATCAACACGCTTGGAAATCTGGCTGAGGGGATCGTAATGCCCGCCAGCAAACTCTTGACGCTTAGATTGCTTGTCCGCGTAAATAGATTTTCTTCCGAGTAGATGCTTGAGATATCTAACGTTAAACACCTCCGGGTCCGAGTATTCCTCACTTAAGAGCCCTGTGTAATTATCTATATCTACCCATCCCACGAATTCTCCTTCTTGAATCTTCTGAATCGGAACATTAGGATCGGGTAAGAACAAATAAGGGTCAATATTCTCAAGAGCATTACCCTCAAAAAGCAGCGTTTCCTCCGTCTCTCTAGAATAAGGCTCGCCAAATATGTTCTCAGAGGCTACCCTTCGAACCTTCTGACCCCACCTCTCTCTCCACATTGGGGCAGCGGCTCCAAGACCATAAGCAACAGCGTCTCTATTCATCGTGTGGAGGTTGAGAGCAACTTTCGATTTATTGCAATGAACATCTATGATCTTCTCAAGAAGAATTGCCCCAATCGTGTCTTCGGGCGACACACCCTCGTATCGGAAGATCGGATCTTGAGCAAACGCCAGCAATAGATACGTCAATATCGTTTCAAGAACTGCGTATGTATAAGGAAAAACTATTGTCACAGGCCGCTTGCTAGAAGGAGTCTTTGCGTCTTTATCTCTTATTTTCTTCTCCTCAGAGGAGAGCTTGACGTAGACCGTAAGAGTCTCATCTATTTCATTCCACGAATCGAATCTTTTCTCCATCATGCTGCGAGATTCTCTTGCACGATTAAGAACCTCAGCTTTGATCTTATTATGCAACTCCGATCCAGGTCTCAGATCTAAACCATAAGGATAATCATAATCATATTTCTTGTCGGATATTTCCGCTGGAGCTGTAACAGATCTCGGATCGACTAAGATATTTGGCATTATATTGACCTCAATTCATTATACATGATAATATATTACTGAGCAAATGTCAACTCATTTTTAAGCATATATAAATTAGCTATATAAACCATCCTCCTATAACAAGGTATATTGCGGTAAAGGCAACATTCTTGCCATAGTATTGTATGAATCTATCAGTATCGCAAGGGACAACTAAGTCGCCAAAGTGATACTCACTGATAACATACGTCCGCACTTCACTACGGTTAATATCGTTACTGTTGCCCTTTCTCCTGAATCTGAGATATGATCCTACAGCATCATCAGAAATAAAGGCTTTAAGTAGTACGGCTTTAGCTCCTGCCGGTACGACACCACTACAATCTAAATCATTCCATGTCTCATCCGTCGTGAGATCAGTTTTATCCCAATCCCAAGCAGCAGGATCTCCTCTATTAACAAAGCCCTTGCCGTCTACATACGCCTTGATACTCTGCTGTGTAGCAAGATGAACAGCAGAATCGGAAGCCATAGTATCTTCATCTTTGATCACATTACCGGAAATACTATCAGTGGTAATAGAAAGCTGTGCAGCCCCCGCAATCTCTATTGTCAGAGTCCCAGCAGCCCTATTTATTGAACCACAAGTGAGTTCTCCAGTTGTTAGACTCAGCGATGCAACACCAGAAACATTGCAAGCATCATCTATTGTAATGGCAGATTCTTGAATTCCTTTGGCCCCACCATCGCCTCTGACAATTCGATGATCTGTTATATTAGCCGCAGCTGTTACGTCTCCAATTCCAGCATCACTCCATACAAGCGCCCCAGGATCATCGTCCCACATTAGAACTTTGTCTGCATCTGGATCCGCAGGGAAGACTGTATCCGCTTGGCCAACTCCATGCTGAGAAGCATGAGATGAAGCTGCTGCGCCAATATCGCTCAAAACCTCCGCACCAGTGCGATATTTAATAGCTCCACTGTCAACGACCAGAAACTTATCGTAATCCGCTATTCCAGCGTTCTCTGGAATAGTTATAGAAGTTGTGAACGTAGGGGCATCAAGTGGAGCAAGCAGAGCTAACGCTGTGTCTATCTCTGTCTCTGTATAATAACGATCATCATGAGTATGAGCAGAAGCAGCCCCTCCGATATCGCTTAGGACATCAGCGCCAGTACGATAGTCTACATTGTTAGATCCATCCAAGACCAAGAATTTATCCGTATCTACTCCAGCAGCTGCGCAAGTAGACAAAACTAGCGTCTGAGCAATCGTAACACTTGCAGCTGCAACCGAAATCACGGCATTGCCAGCAATCTCCAGCGTCAAGGTGCCAGTGACTCTATTTATGGAGCCAGCTGTTAATTCGCCAGTTCCAAGACTCAGATTGGCGAACGACGGAGATGCATCTGTGGTAAGATCTTGATTGAGAATACTAGCCAATTCGACGGTGAGAGTGCAAGCTGAGCCAAACGTCAACGTTCCAGCATAACCGTCTCCGATGGTGAAGTTCTCATTCAGCGTAAGCGAGCGATTACCCCCACCAACAAGCAACGCTAAAGTTCTATCCGCGCTATCGTCTTCGCCCCACGAGATGGACAAGATATTAGATTCATTGGAGTCACGAAGTCGAAGAGTATTAACATTAACGAACTCTAAAACAGAACCATCATCACTAACCATCGCATGACGAGTCTCACCAGAGAAATCTCCATCTTGGTCATTGATGCCAAGAGTATCGTCAAACAAAGCTGGCCCGAAAGGGCCTATGTAGATCTTCCTGGTGGTCACTACTTTTCTTTCTTACCAATCGTTGGTCTTCCGACCTTCTTGATGCGCTTTACAACATCTTGAGCGAATGGATCAAATCTTGCTCTTTTGCGATAAGCCCCTTCGAGGTCTTTGGATTCCTCCTTGGTAATCGGAGATATCGGGCCTCGATTGTGCTCACGCTTATTGCCCTTCAATAGCTTAACAATTCTCGGTGCCATTATACAACCCTCCAATTCTCTAAGATCGGCTCATATTCACTTTCGAGCTCCTCATAATCCTCTTCTTGGTTTTCATCTGAATCTGCGATGGGCTCGAAGTACCTATCACCAAGACTCATCATCTCGATGATATACGCTAGCGCATCCATAATATCCCAGAGTCTCGAGCGAGGGAAACTCAAGAGCTGGGCTTCAAGCCCACCGCAGCAACTTCTATTATGATAAACATAGCCTTGACGATAATAAGGAACAAGTTGCTTAATTCGAGCTATCTTGCCAGGTTCTCCTTCGCCCTTTCGAGCACTCAACTCAACTAGTTCAAAAAGTGTTCTTCTTTTTAACATCTCGTTTCTGATGGGTTGAGTCACGAACTCGTGTAGCCCAGTCACTTCGACGCCTAATACTCTAGCATTCAAACGAGCACACATCTGGAAAATTTCATCATAAGCTTGATCTGGATACAATCTTTCGGAGACTATATCACGAACATATATTCCGGCTCCTTGAAGATCAATCCCGACTCCCACGATAGCGCTCTCAGCACTTTGCATTTTTACCGTTTTAGCAGGATCGAAGATAACTACACTTTCCAATCTAGGAAGGATTTTCTTTCTAAATTCGTCATCCGTCTCATCGTAGTACTTAAAATTCCCTTCTTTAAATGAAGCATCTTCTCCGCCGGTAGGCATATTCATGAATTCCATATAGAATACATCCAATATACCTTTCTTACGGTGAGACTCTACCTCTTCGTTAACCTCCTTGGTAGAGATGAATGATGGAGCTAAAGAATTGTAATTCGTATCGCAAACCGAAAGCCTAAGGTGCTCCCAATCGTCAGATTCCAACAATAATTGCAACAAAGAATCTTCATGTTTTAGTGTATCTATATAAATCATACGCCAATCGTCTAGATACCTATTGATACACTTCATAAGATCCGAGAAAAACCATTCTTTTAGCTTTTCCCGGTTTTCTTGATTTCTGAGCTCTTCTTTCTTTTCGAGATCATCCACAATAAGGAGCTGTGGCCTATGTTTACCCCAAAGAAGACCACGGATTTGCTGTTGGGCTCCACGAGGAAGCACGAGCGAAGAGCCAAACGCAACCCAAGAGAGCTTGGAAAACGTATCATCCAGACCAGCAGCCTTCGAATCCGCAATCTTAATATCACCGAAAAGCCTCCTTACAATATCGTTTGATTGAAGCTCTCGCTTGATATTCTCCGTTTGCATCTCCGCCACAGTCGCAGAATTGGATACGTAAGTAATGAAACGAGTATCTCTGAATAAGATACTCTTAGACACCACCGTTCGAGCGATGGTAGTTTTGCCAATTCCACGTGGAGCAGCGATAGCAATCTTTTGCGCTCCTGAGTCAATAAGCCCTAATATCTGGTCGTGGAGAGGAGAGAACTCCCCATAAAATAGATCTGGAAAGAGGACCTTCGCTGTTACCTTAGTGGAAAGATAACACTGTTGAAGGACTCTTTGAACCTCGGGGTCTTCCTTAGTTATCATTCTTGTCGATCTTTTCTTCGATGCGACCCAACGCGACGCTAAGATCTTTTATGTCTTCTGTTTGGTTGTCGATCTTAGTTTCGATACGATTCAATCTTTGCTCAGCTTTTACCTCAATTCTAGACCGCTCCCGCTCAGCTTTATCTTCCACACGGTTTATCTTGCTATTGATTCCGGTCGAGGCGGCTATGCCAAGGGTCGCAAAGACTCCAAGAGCTGCGATAATAACCGCGATCCTCATTATTGCGTACCCATAAGAATCTCTTGGACAATCAATACGTTGATTGTTTGATCAGTTTGATCTTGCTCGAAATCTATCGAATCATCCTCATTCACAAGCATCTCAAATATATAGACCGAGTCAGCCGCTAAATTCGTGTCGTTGTTAAACGTGAGATCCTTGGTAGTTGAATCTTGAGTAAGCTGAGCTTTGAACTTGCCAGCTTTACTCATAGAGACCATGATCCGGAACATAGATGGAGGAGACGATGCAACAATAGCTCCACTGGCAAGCTCAGCTAGAATCGAATCTCCAGCATCTAGTGACGATCCACCAACGTTAAATAGCGCAACCTTTTCTATTGGTTGCGCACAAGGGAGTTTTTGATACATTTGATCCTCCTTATTTAGCCTTCCCAACTAGTTTCTCAAGAGTTCTTCCACCGAACCAAAATCCAACAACGCCAAACAAAATCGTCTCATCCGTGCCAGTAAATGCGACACCTTTAATTCGCGCGACAATATAAAAAACGACGATGGCAAAAGAGCATAGAGGTCGGAAGAGCTTTGATGGAGAGTACCATGGCTCATCTTTGCCAATCGTGGAGGTAAAATATTCGAGAAAGAAACTCTGATTCTGCTTTATTTGTGCATCTAAGACTTGCTGAACCTTTAGTTCGGTTTCGGGATCTTTGATAATGCCTGTTGATTTTAAGATTCCTACCACGGAGTCAATGACTCCACCGGTTAATAGTGATATTGGATTGAAGCCCATTTATACCTCCCTCCCAGACGAATCCATGCTCAGCATCAATTCTACGAACTTCGTAAACTCCTCAAGAGAAAGTTCTTCTGGCTCCTTGCTCTCATATTTCCAATATCTTTCGTTTCCATTGAGATATTGAATAATACCTAAAACAATCTTCTTATCCTTGAGAACTATGAAGTCATAGAAATGAAGATATGGATTCTGATTAAAGTTCCTCTCTGGATAGTAGAAGATGCGGAGAACGCATAGATTCTGTGTATTGCTACAAAGGACCTGCATATATTGAGAAGTAATATCCTCAGGCACGTCCGTAGGCAGAATTACCTCGACTCCGATTCCGTCCTTCGTGGGAAGCTTAAACGTCGCTGCCGATGCTCCGAGAAGCATCACACCTAATAAAAGAAATAATGCTATCCATGCACCCCAAGTAACTTTGTACCATTTAATCGGACAATTCCTCATCGTTTTTATCCTCCTCAAACTCGATTTTGTCTCCAGGATTTAGATCAAGACTTATTGTATAACATCCAAGAAATAGATCCAAGAAGATCCACCCAATCTCAAATCCGAAAGTAAAATTCTCATGCGAAGATATCTCAATCATTCAGTCATCCTCTCTAAACACCAAGCCCACATTGTTGTATCAACGAATACCACTACAATCTCTAGGCAGCACAAAGAGACTGCAAGGGAATAATTGCCTGCACCTAATAAGAAGCCAATATAAGTGCTTAGTGGTATCGTTAAGGCACCTAGGGCAATACACACGAATTTTACTATCCTGTACTTCTTGTCTAGGCGGCTCTTCATCTCTTGTGCTCATATCATTTCCGTCAATATCTCTGGATCTAGATGCTCAATCTGAAGATGAATGTGGGGTGTCATCTCTTTGTCATATCTCTTGGAGATATCTTGAGCTATCCCAATTATGTCACCTTGAGCTACGTGTTTACCTATCATATCACGGAAAGGCTCAAGATAGAACATCTTAATTGCCATATGTTTGCCTTGAATGAGAAGCCCAGAGTACCCGCTTTCTGGATATGGCTTTGCTTCTCTTATTATCTCACCCTCGATAGGAGCCCTCACGGGTTGCCCAGGTTCGCAGATGTAGTCTGCTCCTTCGTGCATGTGACCTCCGCGCGAGCTTCCGTATCTACCCTCCCCCCACTTGTCCGATCTTCGGACCGACATGCCAGTCGGATTAAGCATTTTCTATTACCTCTGCCTCTATAACATTAGAGATCTTAGCATTCTCTAATGCTTTCTTTTTTAGATCTTCTATCTCCTCAGCCGTGAAATGTGCCACGGCACCTTGGAATTTCTGCACGGGTGAATATCCAGCTCTATTCATCCAATTCTCAGCGGTCTTAGCGGCCAAAGCAATATGATAATTCTTCCCATGATCATCAATGATGTCTTCTAAGAGCTTGAGTGCTTTGGGTGCCTTCGAGCGAATCTCACGCGTAAGGTCAATTATATCTGCGTCGCGTGAGGCACGCATTAGATCTATCTTATCTTGAACAACCTTAGAATTGAGGGTATACGAAACCATTTGCTCCGAGACATTGAGTGTCTTTGCGATATCTTTATTCGGTGTGCCTATCACATGGAGACGGACGATTTCGTGGTGAAGCTCCTTCATCTCGGAAACCTCGAATGTCCGGCGGTCTCTTCGACGTCGATCTCTTTCGCGTGGAGCCCCGTAATAATATTCTTGTGGCTTAGGATCAGGGGCGGGGGTTTCTAGCATGACCGGAGTCGTTGGAACCCCTGGATCGCTAGAT